CGCTAAGACGCGGGCCAAGATGGAAGCAGAGGAAAAGGCCAAAGCTGAGAACGACTACAAGCAACTTTTTGAGTCACAAAAGCAAGAATCCGATACTTTGCGTAAAACAATTGAAAAGATGAACTCCGACATATCGCGGTCAAAAATCGATTCTGAGGCTGCTAAGTTAGCGTCAGTATTGACAAAAGACACAAGTCGAGCAAAACTATTGCAACAACAGATTAGCCAGAGGCTGACTCTAGTTGACAATGAGATTCGAGTGGCAGATGAGACGGGTCAATTAACCGTTTCGACACTTGATGACCTCACTAACTCTATCAAACAGAACTTCCCGTTCTTGGTTGATGGCAGTCAAGCAAATGGCGGCGGGGCCGTCAGAGCGCAAGGCAGAGCTGAAGCGCGATCCAAAGAGATGTCACGAGCTGACTTTGATGCAATGCGTCCGGTTGATCAATCGGATTTTATGCGTTCGGGCGGCAAACTTTATGATGAATAAGGAGGCCAACAATGGCTAACGTATTAACTAACCTTGCCGCAGATATTTATGTCGCGGCTGACGTAGTGGGTCGAGAGCTTGTTGGCTTCATTCCTGCTTCTACTATTAACGCAAACGGATCAGAGCGAGTCGCCAAAGGCGATACCGTTCGAGCATCTTTCACGCGAGCTGCAACCGCAGTAGATGTCACCGAGTCTATGACCATTCCCCAGGGAACGGATCAGACGGTTGACAACAAAACTCTCTCGATCACTAAGTCAAGAGCCGTCCAAATCCCTTACACTGGGGAAGATGTACGCCACTTGAACAACGGTATCGGCTTCGAGACTGTATACGGTGATCAAATTGCTCAAGCAATGCGAACTCTGTGCAACGAAGTAGAGTACGACCTCGCTGTTGAGGCATACACCAACGCTTCACGCGCTCACGGAACTGCTGGAACGACTCCGTTCGGAACCAACAACCACGCTATCGCTGAAGTGCGTAAGATCTTGGTTGATAACGGTATGCCAAGTGAGCAAGATCAAGTCTCTTTGATCCTTAGCTCTGCTGCTGGCGCAAACCTCAGAAAACTTGCCGCATTGCAAGAAGTGAACAAGTCAGGAAATGACACTTTGCTCCGTCAAGGTATCTTGCTTGATCTGTTCGGAATGGGTGTACGCGAATCAGCGCAAGTTGTAAGCCACACTAAAGGAACGGCCACTGGCTTAGATGCAAATGGCGGCGAAGCTGCTGGCGAGACTACTATTGCTCTCGACGGTGGAGACGGCGGTAGTTTGCTTTCTGGTGATGTCGTGACTTTTGCTGGCGACAGCAACAAGTACGTCGTAAACACTGGCTTCACTGCTGCTGCTGGCAATGCCGTAATCGGTACTCCTGGCTTGCAAGAGGCTTTGGCAACTGGTGTTGAAATGACGATTGGCGATAGTTTCTCTGCAAACATCGCAATGCACCGACGAGCACTTGAACTCGCTATCCGCGCTCCTGCTGTACCTGAAGGCGGCGATGCTGCTGACGACTCTATGATCGTTCAGGATCAGCGCAGCGGCTTGGTATTCGAGGTTCGAGTATACCGAGGCTATCGTAAGTCTATGATCGAAGTAGGCGTAGCATGGGGTGTTAAGGCTTGGAAGCCTGACTTCATTGCAACTCTGCTCGGCTAATCATAGTCAAAGCTATAGATGACTGGGGGCTTCGGCCCCCAAGATTCTTACTCAAGGATAAGTAATGGCGCTGATAATCGAAGACGGTTCAGGTGTAGCAAACGCAAATAGCTATGTGACTGCTGCTCAGTGGGATGCTTGGGCGACCGCTCGCGGCATTTCTCACAGCCACAGCACTAGCAAGATTGAAGAATTTATCCTGACTGCTATGGATTACTTCGAGGCTCAATACTTTATTGGGCGCAAAGCTACTGACGAGCAGGAATTGCAGTGGCCTAGAACGGAAGTATACATCGACAGCTATTCGGTTGATTCTGATGAAATACCCAAGCAAGTTAAAAATGCGGTTTATGAAATTACTCGGACGGTTTCTGATGGCAATTTTGCGTTATCTGCGCGAGAAAGACAGACAACCCAAGAAAAAATAGGTGATATAACAGTCACTTACAAGAACAACGCTAGTATGCGGAAGGAAACTCCAGCGGTTACCTCAGCGTTGCGTAAGATCACCAAGTCGGTTAATGCGGTATCCAGATCATGAGTTTTAACTACGCAGCCACACAATCGACTGCGACTAGCATCTTGACCAAGTTTGGCGAGGATGCCACTGCGACCAGAACAGCGGGCGCTAGTTTTAACCCCACAACAGGGTCTTACACAGGTGGCAGTACGACCACTATTACCGGCAAAGCAGTAAGATTAAACTACAGCAAGGCCGAGATAGATGGCGAAATGGTACAGAGAGACGATGCGAGGATGTATTTTCAGGCTGGCAATGGAGCGCCTGAGATAGACGATAACATTCTGTTCGACTCAGAAAATTATAGGGTTATGGACGTTGTAACCATCGCCCCCTCTGATACGGATGTGCTCTATGAGCTTCAAATTAGACGTTAAGAAGTGGGCAGAAGATACTGGAAAGGATGTGGTTGCGGCTAAGAGAGGCGTTGCGCTTGAGTTAATAAAGAACGTCATAGCTCAAACGCCAGTAGACAAGGGTACGTTAAGAAACAATTGGCGAACAGGAATAAACTCCAGGAATGGAAGAAGCCTAGTCAGTGACGATCCAAGCGGCGAAAGAGCGATGACTGAGGCGAGAAAGAAAATAAAGCCAGTTAAAGGCGATGAGACTATAGTATTTTCTAACAATTTGCCTTATGCGCCGGTAGTGGAGTTTGGCTTGTATCCCAACCCACCAAAGAACCAAACAGGGAAAACGATCAACGGGTTCTCTACACAAGCGCCCAAGGGTATGAGCAGGATAAGCGTAGAAAGAATGGCAGTAGCGATGAGAAGGGACAGGGAAAAATTCATCTTGATTGGTAAGCAGCCATGAGTACCACATTCTCAGACGTTAGCGCGGCTTTAGATGCTAGGCTAAATACCTTGAGTGGTAGCTCTCCGGTTGCTTGGCCTAACACTATATTTAAGCCAACCAAAGGAACTTTATATTTGAGGCCGTCTCTGCTGCCGGTCTCATCTGCCCAAGTTGGGTTAGGGTCTGCTGGCTTAGACGAGCACACTGGAGTTTATCAGGTGGACGTTTACGCACAGGCAGGAAAAGGAAGGAATGAAGCAGAAACAAAAGCGGATTCTGTTGCAGACCACTTTAAGCGAGGCACCGATCTCTCTTATAATGGCGTAACAGTTCGTTTAGGCGATAACTCCCGTAATCAGGGATTAACAGTTGATGACAGATTTGTCATCTCAGTCTCAATAAACTATTCGGCTCACGTAGCCCCGAGGTAAAACTATGACTATTGCAACAGGCGCTCGGCATGATATGGGTTACATATTAGAGTCGACTTTTGGCACAACTCCAAACAACCCCGCTATTAAGGCGATCAGGCACACAGGCACGACTCTAGGTCTTTCTAAGGATGCTATTGAGTCTGAAGAACTTAGAGAAGATCGACAGATCGCCCACTATCGACATGGGAATAAATCGGTCAGCGGCGATATCAACTTCGAGCTTTCTTATGGATCATTCGATGATTTGATTGAGGCGGTAATGTGCGGCACTTGGACTTCCGACGGAGATCCTGAGACTATCGTAACAGGAACGACTGCTCGATCTTTCACTATCGAACGTCATCATGAAGATATCAATAAGTATATCCGATCAACTGGTTGCTCATTTAACAGCATGAGCTTATCAATTGCTCCTAACTCAATGGTTACGGGTTCTTTCTCAGTTATTGGTAAAGATTTAGCCACAGCAGGATCGGCTCTTGCAGGAGCAAGCTACCCAGCAGCAACTACTACCGACCCATTTGATAGCTTCACTGGGGCAATCACTGAAGGCGGGTCTGCTATCGCGGTCGTTACGGCTCTTGAATTGAACATCGAGAACGGAATGGAAGCTCAATACGTGGTTGGGGATTCAACTACTTTACAGCCGCCTCTTGCTAAATCTACGGTTACGGGGTCAATTACTGCATACTTCGAGGACACCGCGCTGATCGACAAGTTTATTAACGAAACTTCATCAGCTATCACCTTTACTTTGACCGATGGCGCGTCGAATGATTACATATTCAACATGCCTAACGTCAAGTATAACTCAGGTAATCCAGAAGTCGGCGGCCCTGGAGCTGTTACAGTAACGCTTGATTTTATTGCGTTATTCAATTCAGGAATCGGAAGCCAACTACAGATTACTAAAGACGATGCTTAAATAGGGAGAGTGAGGGAAGGATGGATATTAACGATTTTTATACAGCGGATGAGCATGAGAAAGGCCGAGAGGTAGCTATAAACAACCCCAGCACTGGCGAGCCGTCAGATGTGGTTTTTATAGTTAGGGGGCCAGACTCAAAGACATTTAGGAAAGCGATTCTAAAGTCTAATCGAGCGAATCTTGAGATTGACGATGCTGATAGCATGACTGATCTTTTGGTTGCAGTGACAATTGGCTGGAAGGGATTGAAGCAAGGAAAGGGCAAGGACGCTAAAGATGTTCCTTTCTCACCCGAGGCAGCTAGAAGGATCTACGACCAATCACCTGATGTAGCAACTCAGGTTATGACTTTTGTTAGCCAGCGCCAAAATTTTATCAAGGGCTAACTGATGAAATCTTAGCGTATGCACAGTGGCACTTTTGGGCTGCTGGTTACGATAAAGACTCAAAAGTTAGTCGCCTTGAAAACTTGAGGCAAGTCGAGAAGACGCTAGGACGCAAGCCTAAAGAGCTACAAGCCGCACCTGTTTTACGGGACGAGCTTGTTTATCTTTGGTTGATGTTTGTTCGGTTGAAAAACGCATCTGGAGAGGTGATTAGCTACACGCATATAAAAGACTATATGGAGATGTTTGGAGAGCTAACACTTTTTGAGATAGACACAATCGTCGAACTAGACCAAGCCCAAAGGGTAGAGGCAAATAAGAATGGCTGACGCAAATTTAGACATAAGAGTCACCTCTAAGGGCATCAAAGAAGCACACCTAGCACTTCAAAAGCTGGGGATTAGCGCTGACAAGGCCGAGGAAGCGGTCAAGCAGTACAAAGAAGAAACCAAAAGAAATACTGCTACTCAAAAGCAGTATGAAACTCAGCAGAAAAAGACGACATCAGCGGTTAGTCAAGCTGCTAAAGTTCACAAAGAAGCTAGAGGTGGCTTTCGCGCAATGCGAGGGGCTACCCAGCAACTATCCTTTCAACTTCAAGATGTGGCAGTCCAAGCTCAATCCGGCACTGCCGGTTTAACAATCCTAGCCCAACAAGGCCCTCAGATCCTTTCTATCTTTGGCCCTGGCGGTGCAATTGCTGGTGCGTTTATCGCTTTTGGAGCTTTAATTGCAGGAACCCTTCTTCCAGGACTTACGGATACGGAGGAAAAGGTTGACGATCTCGGAGAGGCTCTTGATCGACTGAAAGCAGCAACAGATAGAACCAAAGGCGGCGTTTTAGCTTTAAGCGAAGAGTTTGCAACCTTAGCAAAAGAATCAAGTGCTTTGGCAGAGCTTGAGATAGAGCTAGATATCAGCAAGACCAAGAGAGGTTTAGAGCAGTCAATCAAAGACATTGAGGAAGCTCTCGACTTCGACATCATTGGCAAGGGAGACTTATTCCGAGGGTTTGAAGAAACCATAGAAAACTTTTCCAATGGTCTGGGTCGTGGCGCAAAAGTCTCCATAGCATTTCAGGGACGTATACGAGAAGCCGGTCAGGCTATGGGTATAACTGGTCGTCAATTCAACGATCTAGCTTTAGCTCTTGCGGATTTTGAAGCAAGCAGAACTCCAGAACTATTTAATGAGCTACAAGAGACTGTCCAGAGGTTAAGAGACACATCGTCAGATACAGCAGCTTACGATAAGTTTGCGGAAGTTTTCGTAGATCAAGCTAGGAATGTACGTTTAGCCACAAGCGCATTACAAGATCTTGAAAAAGTACAAACCATGATCCAAGAAGGGGAGTTAGAGACTGTAGCTTCCTTAGAGGAGGGTGAAAAAGCAAGAAGAGATCTTGCTGCTAGAGCAAAAGCAGAGTTGGATAAGTATGCCGAACTGGTTAAGAGAAACAGAGCCAGCATGTTCGACGCGCTTGATGAGGAATTAAACAAAACCGAAAGAATTGAGCGAGAAAAAGCAGCTCTCGCAGAGCAAACTCAGCAAACCTTGTCTAAGTTATATAGCGAAACTAGCCCAGCGGTTTTATCTTTTGCTAGACAACAACAAGCTATGCTAAAAATCTTAGAGCGGTCTAACGAACAAGGATTGCTTAGTGAAGAAGGCTTCATTGATGCTAAGAAAAAACTTCATGAGGATTTTGTTGCCTTTGTCGATGCTCAAGAACAAGAAAAAGAAAGGAAAGAGGCAGAAAGACAAGCCAGAGCGTTAGAGCGGGAAGCTCAATTAGCCTACGATAGAATGTCTCTTGTTGAAAAGTGGATGTTAAGCACAAAACAGGCAATCGAAAACATAGATGCTCTGCAAATGCTGATGGCTGTCAATTTCGAGAGAAGTTTAGCCAACGCTTTCAATGGGATATTAACTGGGACAATGACAGTTAAAGAGGCGTTTGTTCAATTCACCAAGGATATGCTTAGTTCTTTCTTAGGCATGATCTCAGAAATGATTGCAAAACGACTAGCTTTAGCTGCTGTCGAAAAGTTAATAGGCAAAACAACAGCCGCAGCATCAGCGACCTATCTAGGTCTAACGGCGCAAGCTCAAAGCATGATGGCTGGACTAAACGCATTTGCTAGTACAGCGGCAATCCCCGTAGTTGGTCCAGCAGCAGCGCCCGCAGCAATGGCAACGGCGATTGGCGTTACTGCTCCGATTGCGGGTGCTATTTCAGCACTCAGCGGAGCGGCAGCAGCGGCGAGAGCGACTGGCGGTCAGGTCAGAGGCGGTCAGTCCTACTTAGTTGGTGAAAGAGGCCCAGAACTCTTAACTATGGGTGGTTCTGGTCGTATATCGAGCAACGACCAACTAAAACAAGCAGTTGGCGGCGGCGGTGGTATCACTATAATAAACAATGTGGATGCAAGAGGTGCTGACGCAAGCGTAGATCAAAAGATCCGTCTAGCCATGAAGCAAACCTCAGAATCTACTACAAGAAACATCCAGAACTTGATGAAAAGGCGTAGATTTGTATGACCACTTTTGTATTTGCTACAGAGGTTCCAAACGTATTGCCTAGCACCTCAAGCTGGGAGCTGGTGACTAATAGTCGCATATTTGAAAGCCCGCTAACCAAGGCCGTACAGACTGCTGCTAGGAAAGGGGCGCATTGGAGGATATCGCTATCGTTCGATAACTTATTCGATGATGATCGAGCAAATATGCAAGCGTTTATGGCTATGCTGGAAGGACAGAGGCATAGATTCAGTATTAAAGATCACTCATTCACTAGGCGAGGCACTGGATCTCAGACGGGCCTAGTTACGGCGGCGAGCAGTGGTGGCACATTAAACTGTACTAGAACGCTTACAAGTTCATTGACAGTGAAGAAAGGCGACTATTTAAGCGCCAATAATCAGCTATTTATGTGTATTGAGGACGTTACTAGCACATCTACAACTATCGCTATCAAGGTTTCGCCAGAAGTTAGAGTCTCATCGGTAGGTCAGGCCGTAGAGCTAGTTAGCCCTGTTGGTGTCTTTATGATGACGGGTTCGACTGGATGGGATACACAGCCAGGGATATACTCATCATTCAACATCGAAGCCATTGAGGATGTTCTTGCATGAGCAGAGATCTAGCATCAAACACAGCGACTAGCTACGCTTCCAGCCATGTAAACCCTATCGTATTCGTTAAGCTAGAGTTTGACCCAAGTTCTGCTGGCACAATCAGGTTGCATAACGGATTAGGCACTTATACGTGGAATGATGGATCTGGAAATGTTAATTGGTTGGGTACTGGTGACTTAGGTCAGATCAGCACTATCCAAGAAGGCGATCAGATTAGCCCTTACAACATCGAGCTAACTTTGTCAGGTTTGGATGCCGGTCTAGTCGCAGAAGCCGTCAAGGAGGTTTATTATCAGCGCCCTGTTACTTTATACGTTGGCGCATTAAACGACGATGATAATCTCGTAGCGACCCCTGACGTCATATGGAATGGGTTTATAGATACCATGGACGTTCGGCTTGGTGGCGATAACGGAGATACCCTAGCCCTAAGCGCCGAGAGTGAATTAGCAATGTTTGAGCGATCATCAAACTTGCTTTACACAAATGCGTCACAGCAAGCCACCTCATCAGGTGACACCTTCTTTACCCACTTGCAAGAGATGCAAGATATCACTTTAGACTGGGGTGTTAGGAAAAGCGGAAGTGGTGTGGTTGAAGGTCTTGATGAAGACGATACTATTATTCCCGAAAGAAAGTCTACTTTTTAATGCAGCTCAAAATCCTACAAGCATTAAATAAATGGGAGCGTAGAGATTTTACTTACGGAGATGCTGATTGTTGTCAGTTTGCTGGGTTCATAGTCAAGGAGCTAACCGGCAAAGACTACTTGGCTGATTTTAATTACAGCTCCGAAGAAGAAGCCTACGAAATCATTAAAGAAAATGGTGATTTAGAGGATACCGTTTCGACGGTTTTAGGCGAATCGACTGGAGACATTAAAGGGCTGGAAGATGGAAGCCCTGTCTTGGTAGTTATACCTGACAACCAGTTGTTAGGCGTTAAATTAGGCGATCACGCTATCTGCTTGACGCAAAAAGGTTTGGCAAGGCTGCCAAGCGAATACATATCATTGGGATGGAAGTTATGCCACCAGTAGTAGCCTTTTTAACAGCGGTTGGGTCTTTTGCCACGTTTGGCGCGGTCGCTGGAACAGCAGCAGCGGTTGTTGGTGCAGCAGCGATCGTTGGTGGCGTATTTGCAGCATCAAAGATGCTCAAGCCAAAGATTAACTTTTCAGTCGATGATAACGACCGCAGCCGTCAAACAACAGTAAGATCTACGACAGAACCTCGAAAGTTAGTTTATGGCGAGACAATGGTCAGCGGGCCATTAACCTACGCCCAAGTATCTGGAGCTAATAATAAATACCTTCATCAAGTGGTTGCTTTGGCTGGGCATGAGCTAACGCAAATCAGCAAGGTATTTCTTGATGACAAGAGCATAGATTTAACTAATTCTGCTATATATGACCCTACGCAACAGTCAGAACCGTTCTCTGTCAGAAGCGGATTCTTTGGCCCTAAAAATAACGAGGCTGGAAGCAGCGAAACAGTTGTTTACATCGACACTCGACTCGGAACCGCATCACAGACCGCCTATGCTGGCTTACGATCAGATTCAGTTACTTCACAAGAATACTTATCCACCCATCGTGGCGATAATGTAGCGAGCTTATACACCCGTTGGACTATTAACGAAGGATCTCGGGAAGTATGGGACGAGGTTGGTAACGTCCAAAACATCAAAGCCTTGGTTAAGGGCAAGAAGATCTATGATCCTCGCTTAGAGGTCGCGGCTAATAACGATGATCCTGATTACGCTGGGAACAGCCCAACTAACCCAAGCTATGTTGTATATGACAACGATACATTAAGCACAGCCTCTATAGATCGAGGCGAGCAAGGCAGAAACCCAGCCTTAATGATTGCTGATTACCTAATGGATGATAAGTTCGGCTTAGGTATCCCATCGAGCAAAATAGATTGGGCGGCGATTATAGCGGCTGCTGATGATTGCGATACATTAGTTCCCATCCCTAGCTCTGCTACCCAAAAGCGATTCTTCGGCAGCGGAGTTATCTTCGGCGCTGACCCATACGCCAAGTCTATTGAAAAGATCTTGAGCGGCATGAATGGCTCTTTGGTCTATAGCCAAGGTAAGTACATTGTTCGCGCTGGCGTTTACGTTGCGCCAACTGAGTCCATTACTGAAGACGACATCATTGGCGAAGTCGATATCAGAACCGCCATACCAAGATCTGACCGACTAAACCAGATCAAGGGATTATTCATTGATCCCACAGAGCAATACAAGATGATGGAGTTTGGCCCTGTCACAGTATCAGGAGCTATTTCCAGGGATAACGGAGAAGTGCTTGAGGAAGAGATCAAGCTGCCGTTTACCGACAACCGATACGCTGCTCAACGAATTGCATTTAAGCAAGTCAATCAGTCGTTCCTACAGACGATGATAACCGTACCTGTAAACCTAAAAGGTATGAGGATTGCGGTAGGTGATAGGGTAAATGTTTACCTCTCAGACTTAGAAAGCGTTGATTCTGGCAACTGGAATCCAAAGATATTTAAGTGCATCAACTGGTCATTCGCAGAGAACGGCAGCGGGGGGATTAACCTTACGTTGCTCGAAGAAGGTGAGTTTTCTAACAATATACCGATACGCTATGCAGATCCCTCAGCAACTGGAGGGCCAAATAACTCTGGAGATTACTCCACCATTACTGCTCAAGGCGTTATAGCGAGAAATCTTCCTGACGTACCAGCTCCTACAAACTTCTCTATAACAGCCGCTATAAACTCAATTGAGCTGAATTGGGACAACCCATCAAACGCTCTAGCTTGGGAGCAGATCTGGGTTTATAGAAGCACCAGCTCAACAACGCCAACAGACAGCGCGACTCCAATAGTGAAGTTCCGAGGAACAAGCTACACCGATCAACGCGCCGCAGATGGAACGCAATATTATTACTGGATACAAGCTGTTAGATATCCGCAGGGATCTACACCGGCCAGCGGTTCTAATGCTTCAAAATCGGTAATGGTCGCTAGTAGTCCAGTGAAAATCGCTGCCACAAAGATTGGCAACGCAGTTATGGGTGCGAACTCTGTTGATACTACGCAGATTGCAGATGAAGCTGTTGGGTCAGATCAGATAAACACCACTATTCAGTCTGATAACTGGTCAACTAGCAGCGGCGCTGACGGATGGCAAATCAATAGAGACGGGACGGCTACCTTTCAAACAGCAGTTATTAAAGGCGGTATTACTGCTACAAGCGGTACGATTGGTGGGACAACGATAACCTCGACCAACTTGAATCAATATAGCGGTTCAGGCGCTGCATCACATGGGAACGCAGACACTGACTTCTGGCTTGATAGCTCTGGAAACTTTAGCCTAAAAGACAAGTTTGTATGGACTGGCGGCACAACTAACACTTTGGTTATTGATGGATCAGGCACGTTTAGTGGAGCTGTAAACGCTAGTGCTGGAAACTTTAGCGGTCAGATTGCAGTTGGTTCAACGGCTGGCACGATTACCGTGATTGATGGTAATGATACCGATTACAGGATGTTTACCAACGCGACACTTGATACAGAAACCAGTCAATACCTACCTGATGACTCATCATTCAAAGTAGGTAACGACGGGCGAGTTTTTGCAAGCAATATAACCATCTATAACACTGACGGAGATGTTTTGCTGAGTCCGTC